TGGAAATTTAAACTACGAGTCGAGGACCGGGTGGTTAGCCCGGTTCCAGTTGCCTGGGGTGATTAGCCCCCGGCACCGGCTGGTAGCCAGTGATTTGAGATCTGGACTGATAGTTCGCACTATCAGACACCTAGTGCTCACGAGGAGCACTGTGCCGCGTTTAGTAACATCAAACGCGTTACCAGTGTTCAGTTTTCGATTCCTATCCCATTTAGCAAGCCGTTCCTGCTCGATACCGAATAATCTATTAATAACAAGATTATTTAATATACGATCAGGCGTACTTGCAAGCCAGGGTTGGGCAATCTCCTTGAGCTGATTCATTAGCTTTCGGAAAAAGAAATCTGTTCCGGGATTGAATGTTTTGGGTCTGGCTTGTATAGTCCAGTACACCTTAGATCCAGTCTCGGAATCCTCAGTTAACGGAGCATCAGAAAACAGATGGGTATCCAATGACTCACTTCTTGGACCAAAGAACTGCTTACGAATGTTAGTAGGTAAGTATTTGGCCAAAAGTAAACGAGTCTTAGAGAAATCCATCTCCCAGGTCCAGTGGCAACGCTCTTCAAGTAAAAGAAGAGAATTGTGCACGTAAAAAATATCACGTACTGAAGCTAGTTGACACTTCAAAAACAAAGGCCGAACATCGTACCCTAGGTAAAAATCCTTACCACACGACTCCCGAAAAGGCCCAGATGAAAAAGATTTCTCTTTATTCAGCTGAAACCCAAATAAATTAAGGAGCGTAACAAGGTATGGCGCTGCAGTTGTGGGGACAATTAAATCATCTCCATATACTGCGGATTTTCGCACTGACTTGGTTCTTCGTATAGCACATCGTACGAGAGCCCCGAAGATCAGTGATTCTAAAGCAAAGGTGAAACCATTACCCATTGAGGATATTTTCTCGAATCGGTACACTTTATCTACTAAAACCCCTTGCGGGGACCGTAGATCAAGTAGTAGGTCAAACCAAGCCACTGGGAGGACTATTTTACAGCATAATAATGCTATAGTATCAGATGCACCCTTAAGATCGAGTGTTGCCAATAAATCGGCAATCGAACCCTCAAGGGCTAACAGCTGATTGTAAGTCTGCGACGACAGGTCGTAGCCCCACTTCTTGCGAAGTAGAACTTTTAACACATGATCGACGCCCAGTTGAAAATAAACATTCATCAACGGCTCAATTGCTATTGTACGGTCCGTAAGGGCCGTCTTGGGTACGGAGGTAATACGACTCCCATCAACTATTTGAAAAACAAACGACCAAAAATCGTCTAAACAAATAGGTGAACCGAGCGGTATCGCTTTATCATGACGATATCGTTGGTCCAGCGCGCCCATCCAACGTGGATCGGCTTCAATGGCAGTTCGAGCATAGGGCAAGGCATCTTGGGTAACGGTATAAGGTAAATTGCTCCACTTATAATACTCAGTGCAGCAACCATCTTTATAGTGGTCACCAAGAGAAACCCCGGGTCCATGCTTAGCATGATCAATAATGCTATTAACCGGCGGAAATTCCCCTAACAATTCACGAACATCATCTCTGATCTCCTCAACAACCCCTAGAAAATCGGGGTGCGATTTATTCATTGACAACAAAGCTCTATAGTTCTCTGTATTAAAGAGTCTACATTGCTCCTCAGCCGATTCAAAATTGCGAATCGCTGGTGTTAGTGTGTCGGTCCCCTTAAAAGGGAACTTCTTGAGGAACGCTCCAAGCTGATAGTCTATGAAGAAATTTTTACTATTACTCTTCAAGCTATCAGATCGCTCAAGCATACGTCGTGGCTCAAACGTGGGCAGAAGCCGCATTAAGGCGTCTATGTTGCGACTACGAATAACCGCATATAGGTCCTTATGTGACTCCTCAGTTGCCCCGAGGTCCTGTGCAAAACTTCTAAACACCTTCCAAGGAAGGTCCTTAGGCAAAGTCAACTTTACGTTGACTTTCTTGCCAGATTTGATACATTTCATGCCAAATCTCCATGATAATTAAATTGGTAACATACCAATTAAATACAGTGCAATATGACTAATCCATAAAAGAATATGTTGGATTAAATCATTGTACGCAGCTGTAAAAACAGACTCAATAGATGCCATTTGAACCTCTAATATTCCAGAGCTTCAGTGAGGCGAACCATGAGTGTGTCATTATCAAGGAGGGCGATAGCCCGCTGTCGCAGAATTTTGGCCGTTTCCGGCGTTGTTCCTACGGGAAGCGAGAAAGAGATGTCAAGCAATGCTGGTGCTGTAATAGTAGTAGTACTATCAACGCCTTCGACTTGTTGGTCTTGGGTTAGTTTAATAGCGCTCTTCTTCACACCCAGCGAGTTGCCGGATCGCTTTGGCAACGTCCGATAAAAGTTCAGAGAGTCACGAGAAACAAACGTGTGCTCTGGACTTGTATAAACCGAACGGTTGAGCAGTTCGTCAAACCTGGTGAAGATTACATCAGTACTGACGCCGGAGTTAAGCAGATCAACGCTTAACGTTATTGTGTTATCTAACATGGTAATTGTACTCCATTTTGTTAACTGCGCCGTATGGAAGAGAAGATTCCCTTACCGATTGCGGCTAGGTCAATTAGTTTGGCCGTATCTAAATTTAAATTAAATGACGGCAGAATAGACCTCGTAGGCGATTTAATACGCCTTTTAACGGTCTGTTTCGTTGTTGTTGTAGCGGCTGTGCGTTGATAATGCTCAATAGTCCATTTTGATGGATCAACCCAATTTTTCGGGAGGACGGTATCAACCGTTTGTTGAGATATCTCTTCGACACACCACGACGCGAGAGGTTTTAAGCCGGGTTTTGGAGTCCAACTACCGATGACGGTTCCGATATTAAAGAACCAATCAACGATGAAAGAAAAGGGGATTAACTCCCAAATCGTTTCAATCGGTTTATCCAAACCCCATACAGACATCATGTCACTCATATTATCTATGGTGAAAAGTACGCCAGCTCGAAAGTTGGCTTCTTCTGTCTGTACCCTACTGACTATCCCATCATCAACAGTATATGTTGATGTGGTAGTTGATAATGGTATACGATTGTACCCGCGGGCTGTAAAACGGTCCGATTTGTCTAGAACAGCATTCCAAGCTTCAACAGCTTGGCGCATATCCATGACAAGGGGTCGAAAAGCATACCTCAACTCTAGCCAAAAATTAGCCATCGCATCTATAATGGATGCACCGGACCGGAAAGTTTTACCGGCCCTAATAAGCAATCTCTTTTGAGCAAACAATCGGAGAACCGATATTGCTCGCTGTACAAGAGATGCCATCCAATGCAATGTCTCGGGCAACTCGCCCAGAGATGCCAACGCCTGGATTGATGACACGTCGACGTTTGACCATGCTTTCGCAATGGCGACGCCGCGCTCATCAGCGTACTCGTTGAGATAGGCAAGATCAAAGTAGCCCCAATCTAAACTACGCGCACCATTAGCGGCCGGTAATACACAGCCGTAATTATGCGAATAAGTTATAGATGGGTCTTTAATATTGGACCCGTCACACGAATAAATACCAGGTACCACAGAAAGAGAGTAGATACTAGAGAGCATATCATTATTAATTATGCCCCCTTTCGCTACAATCTCTCGCCAATTTGGAGTTACGACATCTAGCATCGCTGAATAGCTTTGCTGTGCAATGAATTCAAGATTAGCGTTTACTAAAACAACGCCATTTTGAACCCATTTGTTATTAAGATATCCGTATTCCAAATTGTTAACTTTTTCTCTGTATCGCATTTCAAACTCCTGTAGGAGGAAGTTTTACTAAGCGCCATCATAAGCGTCCTCTTCGCTCACTCAAGCAATTACTATACTCTTGATTCCACTATAGAATCCGGAATGAACCATGATAGTCTTTCATTGACTGACACATGGACTCGCGTGCTAGTTTAATTACTAGCTCCATTCCGAAAACCTGTCGTCTGGTTTTATTTTACCAGATAAAGGGCCAACCGCTTAATCCGTATTTCAGGACCATAGGGGGTCGGCAATCCACGACAAACTTAGAGTACGTAACATGTTTACAGAGTAACACAGGTGTAAAGGTTAGAACCCTTACAGGGCCCCCACA